CAATCTGAGACTTAGCTGCTGTCTTTTCACGTTCTACATCAGCAAGCATCTTGGCTACTTCAGCCTGAGCATCTGGAGCTGGTGGTTGTGGTTGCGCTAACGCAGCATCCTGCTCTGGAGTGATCTCGTTAAGGAAAGCATTAGCATCTTTGAAACCTGCTGACTCAATGAACTTTGATAACGTGTTGCGATACTGTCCTACTGTTACTAGCGGATTAGATGGGCCGAACTGCTGCAATATCTGCTCTTGTTTAGCCAGAATCATCTGTAGCATTGCTAACTTCTGATCTCTGTCGCCTGAACCTAGACCAACATTAACGCTAATGTCGTACTCATTTGCCCACGTACGAGGATCATACTGAACGTACTTGCCACGCATACGGACTAACTTAGGCTTATCCTGATACTTAGCTAGTAAGTGCAAGATGCCTCTAAATAACGACTTAACACCAGTATCAGCAAAGATACGAGCAATCAACTCTAGCTTGCCACTGTTAGACTTCATCATAGCCGCTACAGCCGTTGCTGTGACGTTAGACAATACATCTGGATCAAGACCAGCAGAAGCGTCTGAAACACCTGTACGTTTAGCCTGAACAGCATCCAAGTAATCAAACATTGGGAAAGCCTGACCAGTTACAGACGGTACTTGCATTGGGATTAGAGCATTAGGATTCTTAACTCTGATGATGCCACCAGGAGTTGCGTTAAGCATATCGTCCAGATTAACTTGACCGTCTACAACACCAACACGAGCATTATTCGTTAGATACAAGTTATCCAAAGTCTGACGCATTAACGTGGACTTGATTAACTGTAAGTCCATTGTCTTGTCAGCTAATGACAGACCAAAGAACTTATGTGGAATAGGAATAGGACAGATTGAATGGAAAGGAATTACGTCTGTTTCCTCATCCTCAAGAATCTCAGAGCCGCAGTAAACGATTCTACGTAACTCAGCGATACCATCCTCGTCCTCGTCAATACGTATATAGCACTCGTACACCTCAATGTTCTGCATCGAGAAGTCTAAGCTAGGAGCCGAATCTGGCTGCTCACCTTGATTAAATCGAGCAATACGCTCAGGACTGTACGTTAAGTCATCATACGTTGGCAGACTGTCAACGATGTCTTTCTTGTAACCCATAGCGATTAAATCACTACGAGTCATTAAACGTCTGTGAGCTACGAATGGAGAATCGTCAATAGTCTTGGCTGCTTTGGATAGCAAGAACTCCTCTGGTGGCACGTTCTCAATACGCACCTGACCAGACTTCTTAACCTTCTTAACCGTTACAGAGTAAGACGGAGCCATTATCGGCATACCCATCTCATCCACACCAGCCTCAACCATATCAATCTTCTGACGCACGACTTCCATCGTTTCATCAGACAGTAGGAGAGCTAGTTCTTCTTCGGTTAGATTCTTATACTTCTCTTTGATTACATCTTCTTTGGAGTCCCAGTAAGACTTAACAATACCTGTCTTTTGGAGCAGTGCATCTTTAAACCAGTTATGCAGAATCAGCAGACCATCGTTCTCACGATAGAACACCCAGTTACAATATTCGGTAGCCTGTTTAGCTGTCTCCTCATCATTCGGTGACTTAGGCTCAAAGTAAACAATATCCTCAGTAGTCGTAAAGACACGTAAAAGCTGTGGCAATGCGCCATCCACCGCTTCGGCTACTTCCCCTGTTACGATCTGGCTGCGACCTTCTACCTCATTACCATAAGGATAACGTAAGTAGTATTCGAGAGCCTGAGTTCTCTGTTCTGTTGTTTCGGTATCTACGTAACCAATTGCGTTTTCAATCTCGTTATCGAGAATACCTTTAACTTGTCCTGAATCCATAGCCAAACCCTATAGGAATTTTGCCTATTATACAACCCATTTAGTATTTATTGGTATATTTGATGACCACGAATCTGCCGACTCGTCAAGTGTTATCGCCAAATATCTGAAGCTATCTGCTGCATGGCTACACCAATCATGCAATGGCTTTTCGTAATAGACGTTACGTTTCTCGTCATGCTCTCTACGGTAGTTACGTAGCGCATTAACACCTTGCTTAGTCTTTTCCTTGTCAAACCAACAACGTGGAAGAAGCCTACGTACAGCCTGTATCCCATCGGCTACCGAGAGTCTAGGAGCTACCGTTATATCTAGTCCTGCTTCTTGGAGGACTTCCTTGCGGCTCTTGCCTGTCCCCAGTTCACGGACTTCAACGTCATGTGGTAGGTACTGGTTGAAACGCTCATATCTATTTTCTTTGAGCCAATTGACATACCAATCAAGCCCAACCCCGTTGTTTTCCACGAAATCAATGAGCCAGATTTCTTTGCCAACCAATTGAGCCACCCACAAGCAAGTAGAGTCGCCCATACCCAAATCCCAAGCCACATAAGACTTGCAAAGATCATCACGGTTAATAGTGGTGATATGACCCTTTTCCTCAAGATCGTTGATAATTGACCCATAGTAAGCCCCTTCTACGGCTGAGTTAAAGTTACATTCAAATTCTTGTTGGTACTTGTCCTCGCCCATCTCAGCACGAGCTGCATCTAGTTCTGTTTGTTTTAATACGCCTGTCTCACTAGCTTTAAACTCTAGTAGCTTCCAGCCTTCTGTAACTTCTGCTCGATCTCTGAAGTCTGCAAAGTGATTCCTACCCTTTGGCGTTCCTACAAATAAGCACCAACCTAATCTATCCGCTAGTGCTGGTCTGATGACTTCGTTCCAGATTTTAGGGTTTTGATCCCCAACCTCGTCAAGCACCACCCCGTCAAAATATTGCCCACGTAAAGCATCGGGATTGTCAGAACCGTAAAGGCTAATGCGCCTACCCCAAAAATCAACCCTAAGCTCCGATATATTAGCAACAGCACCCAATGGACGAGTAAACTCAAGTAAATAGTCCCAAGCAACACGCTTCGACTGAGTGAAAGTAGGAGCAATATAAGAAAATCGTGGATTAGGCTTATCACATTCAATTGCAGCCTTTATTAGGTGATTGATGGCACTTACAGTCTTTCCCATTCTTCGATGAGCAACGACTACTGTAAAGCGATGGTTGTCTATTGCCTCATGAATCTTTAGCTGCTGCTCACGAGGTTTGTAAGGTATGACTATTTCTGCCATGTGACACTATGCTGTATTGCTTCACCGTCAACACCTGAGTGTTCCGTCCTAGATAGCTTAGGTATATGGTACTCACTCATCTTTAACATTATGTCTAAAGCCTTGTAAGGATCAGCCTTAATGCCCAACACCTCATCGCCATCAGCAACCCTTCTGAGCCATCTATCCATGTAGGCACTGTTACGGCTTAGTAGCTCTGCTATAGCCTCTCTAACGACCTTTGTGGACTTGTTTACAGCCCCTTTAGGTCTACCCTTACCAAATCCGTTATCCTGACTTTCTTCTGCTATTTTATTATCGTTTGTTTCCATTTTTGCATTACCTTTCTGGTGTCATGCGTTTACTCTTGTGGATTTCTATACATTGTTTCTCTGGTTGAAAAATCCTTGTTTTTACCTTTGTTTTCTACAAATCCAAACTTTTTGTAAAAATCTTTTAATCTTGATACAGATGTAGCACCAAAATCAGTAGAAGGAGTCAAAGTTACTTTATTACCAGTTGAATCAGCATAATTAACTATTTGATTCATTACATCAGAACCAATACCAGAATTTCTTAACTCTTTTGGAACTTCTATTCTTGATAAATTAACAACTCCATTTTTTTCGTATAAATCTAACTTTAATCCTGATTTAGTTGCATCATCAATAATTGATCCTAAAGGCTTAACTGGCTTAATACTTCCAGTAAATCGTTTTTGCATCTCAGGTGATACTAAATTAACTGATGAGTTATCTTCTATTGCCTTAAAAACATCATCTAAAGTTGCATTAGGTTCTCCTACTGGTCTCCTACCTAATCTGTACGCTGTCTTTGCTGCTGCCTTAGATGATACTTGACCTTGCATTTCTGGAAAATCTTGTAATACTCTAGCCTGTAAACTTTCGCCTATCTTTTTACCTCTAAACTGCTCAGGAACCTCTAAACTCATTACTGATGCTGTCTTATCTGGCTTAGATAATACTTCTATCGTTCCACCACTTTTAGGATCAACATATCTTATTTTTTCAGCACCAGCACCAAAAATATCAGAAGCATCTCTTTTTATTACATTAAATGAATCAGACAAAAGACCACTAGTAGGTTTAACACTTCCAGTAAATCCTAAAGCCATATCCTGCTGTTGCTGATCTATGTATTGTTTAGCTGCTGCTTGCTCTTGCGATACTGGAATACCTCGATATGCGTTACGCTCTGCCTGTAAAGCTAAACTAGACAATCTGTTGTACTCTGCTGCGTCTTGGTTTAATCCTGACATATAACGCTTAGGATCAGACACTAGTAAGCCTACGTTGCCCTTTGTTTCTTCGTATTGGCTTTTTAATGCTTGTAAAGCGTTATCCAGTAGTCCCATAATATTCCTCGTACTTATCTGGTCTATTCGACCTTATCCATTCTCTAGGTTCCTCGTGGCACTTCTGGAAGTCTGTTCCTACCGTCTGACTACCTGCATGATGGACATAAGCCGTACTTACAAAATGCCTGTAACCTGCTTTAGATAGATCATCGCAAATAATGTTATCCGAATACCAGTTAACGCTAGGGAATCTTGCTACGTCAAACGCCTGTTTACTTACGTAAGCGAAAATAGGCGCAATAACCCCTACTTCTTTGATGTGATCTTCTGATTCGTATTTTAACCCAATGACATTATCATTAGCGCAATAACTACGAATATTTTGATCCCAAAGTACATAGTCACTTCTAGCTCCTACAAATCCTACGTTATCAAAGTTTCTCTTTAATAGCCTTACATCGGCTTGTAGCTTTATGTAAGTTGTCGGAGTAATAACAACATCGTCATTAGCTATGATTATCTCTTTGTAGCCATCGTAGAACGCCTTAGACATTGCTGCGTTATAAGCGTCACCAAAGTTTGTAGCTGAGTTGTACATCCATGTATCTACCAGTTCTACATCCTCTGTGTTTTTACTGGATAGATATACAGGTATATTTGGACAATATGACTTAATGCTTAGTAGCAGTATGTGTAGCCCTATATTTCCTGTGCTGCAAATAACGATAGCTTGCATAATTTCCAATAAGTCTGAGAACTAGGGTAAACAATTCCCATCGCTCACAAATACAACTTCCTAATTCTCAGGCTTTTTAGTGATACCCCAAAAATATAAGTCTGCCGGACTGTCGCACGTTGAGAATCCGTACTCTACAAACTTACTCATATCGCAACTAGACTTGATGTCCTCTGCCGTTAGATTACGATAGTAGTCACCGCAAAATGGTGCATCAGCTCTGCTTGTCCTGCTTGTTCCATGCTCAGGTCTGCCAGTAGTAGCGCAGGTCATAATAACTAAACCGTTACACATCCTAACCATGTTATTGAATGTCGCTACCCATTCAGGATTATGCTCAAAACACTCGCAGCTTGCTACTACGTCAAATCCATCGTCAGGAAAGGTTAGTTCTTCACCTTTAGCAACCAGATCAACGCCTTTGCCATGCCCTAAATCTACGCCAATGTACGTACAGCCTTCAAAAAACTGACGTATAGAGC